TGTTAGAATCCGTATTGAGTATCTGTTTGATAGAATCCAAGTTTGTCTACATCCTCAGAATCTAATCCTAAGTCTTGTTCAATTTGTCTTGTACTGAATAAGTCCAATTCTCTTTTGAATAAAGCCATATGAGTACCAGCATTAGGTCTTTCTAATCCAGCCATAATGTATAGTGCAACTGCACTAAGTAGTCCATCATCAATGTCAACATCACCAGTGATTGTTGCAATAGGCTTTCTAATGTACGAATAGCTACCAGTGATTGAGTTATATAGAACTCTGAATGGTTCTGCAATCTCAACATCACTTTCTAGCTTCTTTGGATAAGCTTCTGTTGCTACATGTTCCAATGCAGTCTGCAACCTATGAACCAGTATTCCATTGTCTGGTATTTCACTTCTGCCAACTGATTTAGATAGCAACAAATTTTTGAAATCATTAAATGTCATATCTGTTCTCCCTTACCATATATCGTATTTATCTCTGTCTGTATCATCATCGTAATAGTAATCATCCTTTTCATATTCAGATGCTCCTTGACCAGATGGTATAACTATGAAGTCAGGGTCTAAGAAGTTAGCTAAACAATCTGCACCATCATCGTGCTTCGTTGTAGCTCCTTGCTTCGTATATCCTTTAATCTCATATAATAGTTCATTCACTCCATCTTCATCTATGTCACTAGGAAAGTGTATCTTCTTTTGTTTCATGATTGGCTGAAGTGCAGAAATTCTATATTCCTTACTCATTTCAGAATTGTTTTTCAATCCCTCATACTGAAAGAATACATTTTTCTTAACCATCTCCAACTGAATGAAGTGGTCTAATACTTGCTGTAAACTTGCTTTTTCAGCTCTAGTGTTTAGAGGTCTGAATTTTGTTACATGCTCAAATAGTGCATTGATTAGTTCTGTTGGATTCAATCTTCCGAATGTAACCTTAACAATAAACCAATGACCATCACTATTTATTCCTATTGTAATAATAAAACTAAAGTCAGCAAACTTCTTTTTACTAACTGCTGTATCCATTGTAGTGAAGAAAAACATATCTTTCATCTTGTTTGACTTCTTCAAATCTGCATATGAATACATTACTATTGAATCGTCTGGAAATATTCTCATGTCCTCATTTACAACTTCTAGCATTTTTTCCCTAAAAAAATCACCTTCTGCTCCCATTTCTTTAGCTTCCTCATATGCTCTCATTATACTCTCTGGAGTATGTAAGTCTTTCCATGAGGAAACAATTTTATCTATTGGAACTGGAAACTCATTTGCTATTGGAAACTTTATAGACTTATAAGACTTGCTTCTCAACATCTCTGATAGCAAATCATCATCAGTCATTGGTGTTCCAACAACTACCTTTTTACAGTGTGCTGTATTACCAGCTGGAACAACAGATGAGTAGTACCATCTTTTGAGTTTTGTTCGTTCATCCTTTGATGTCATAATTGCATCAACTAGAATATCGTCAAAAATCATAAGGTCTGGTCTTTTACCATCCTTCTTTGTTCCCCTCATTGATTGTCCAGCACCTTTAGCTTGAATGTGGATTCTCTTACCAGCTTGATTACAGAAACATAAATGCTTCTCAGTATCAGCTATAATCTTTCCACTTTTATTCTTTGCTAAAAATACAGTATCTTGAAGGACATCACTGTTCTCCCATGAACTCCTAACATCCTTTAGTAGGTCTACTGCTTGTTCATAAGTAGCTGAGAAGATTATACAGTTTGTAACATCTCCAAAGTTAGGTAGTTCACCAGTTGAAGCAATAAACAAAGGCATAAACTTAGTTAACAAAGTTGTCTTAGCTCCCTCTCTGTGTACCATTGCTTGAACATTGTTTCCACTTCCTTCACCAAACAATTCATCTATAATCATATAGTGCATCTTTGGTGTTTTAAACTCTTCGCTAGGAAAGTTTATGTTTACCCATGAAAAGAATGTTCTTGATGTATCCTTTGGTAAATATGGAGCAGTGTAATCTGGTCTAATGAAATTATCATTACCACTTATGTTTACAATATCACCTACTTCCATAATCAATCCATCAACTCAACATCAATAATCTCTCCACTCTTTCCTACCATCTTATTGTTTAGCGATAAACTATTTATACCTTGCATTACATTTGCAATAGTAGTAAGTCCATCACTTGTTTCTTTATCCATTTGTACATCAATTTTTAATTGCTCTTGCTTAATGTATGGTTGAAGTGCTTTCATTGCTTCTGTCACTTCTCTGGGAGAACTTCTCCTATCTCTGATAATTTCCATACCTCGTTGAATGATTGTCTTAACCTCACCAATGTATAAAGTTTCATCGTTAGGTCTAATGTATCTTATGAGTTCTTGAATCCATTTTGCTCTATGAAAACTACTAGCATTGCTAATAGCCTTCTCTTTGTCAACTTGGAACACTTCCTCATAAGCTCTTTTACTTGATACTCCATCAACAATCAATGATGCAAATTTCATACCTAGTTTAAACCTGTCTTCATCAATTCTGAATCTATTTCTAATCAATTCAAAGTCTTGTGAATCATCTACTGTTGCTGGTAATGTACTCAATTAAGCTCCTTTATTACAATCAATGATATGTCTTCGTACTTACTTCTTTTTTTAAGTGAACTAAGTATTTCATTAGACAACATAGTAAGCGTATTAAAGTTTATTTCATTGTGAATTAATATCTCTGCTTTCACTGGTCTTCTACCATTGTGCTTTATGCCTTTAAACATTGCTCCAAGTTCACAAATTATTTTCGTTTCATCGTCAAATATAAATACTATATGTCCATATGTCATGCTATCTTCTCAGCATTGCACAAGTAGCATAATACATATTCTTTCTCAGAACCAACTACATCAATATAATAGAAACATCCATTTGATGTATAAACTTTCTTTCTAATGTTCTCATTGTATCTGTTTATTTCGTACTTAGTTTTTGAACCACCAGTATCAAGTATTGCATCATACTTTGCAAACATTGAAAATATACTTCTAAACAACTGCATTATACAATCTCCAAAGTAGCATTGTATCCATCTTGTTTATTCAATGAGATATTTACTACTGCATTGTTTGATAGTGCAATCTTAGAGTAACCAAGTGTAGTTACATCTGTTTCGCTTACAATTGTACTCACCATATTAATTGCTTCTTGCAACTCACCACAACTTCCAACTAAAATCTGTACATTATCTCCATTAGTAGCTCTTAGTATAGCTTCTAAGATGATAGGATACGCTTTAGTTTTGAACTCTTTTCTGCTCATCTCTAATCACCCTTATATCAATAGTTGCACGATTTGTTTCACCGTACTCTTTGTGTAGTGTGATAACCTTCATGTCTTGTCTGCTTCTGTAACCAGAACTAAAATGCCAAGCATCCTTACCAGCCAATGTTCTGAATGTTTCTACTACACATGATGGAAATTCTTTAACAGTGATGTGATGAATATGACCAGTGTACCAGTATCTGTACCTACTATCTGACCAAATCTTTTCACAATCTGTTGACATTATTTCACCTAATCTCTCTGCCTTAACTGTGTGACCATGTGTTATTCCTATGAGGTTTCTTCCGAAAACATGATAGTAAAACATTGATGGAGTATCTGCAACTTTCACTCTAGGTTCATTTCTAAACCATGCTTTAATAAACAAACTCATCATAATAGCTGAGTGTTCATTGTGATTACCTATTGCACTTCTCCATGTAACCTTGTTGTGTTTTTCTAATGCTAATTCAATTAGTCTAATTGCTAATCTCAAACCTATCTCTAATACCTTTGGGTATCTTCCATCAACATCAAGTGCATTACCACTCTTTGTTGTAGTGTTTGAACTATTATCAGCATGAAACCAATCTCCAACATCAACAATCAATGCTTCATCTGTTCTATCTGCTTTCTCTACTAGCATACTCATACCAGTAGTTAAATCTCTCTCACAAATTTCTAAATCATTATCGTCACCAGTTTCCTTCTTCCAACTCAACATACCAACATGAGCATCTCCTATTGTGTAAACACTTAGTGATTCACTTATTGTATTGAGTGGAATATTAATATTGTTTTTTCCAGCAATCTCTGGATTCTTTAACAGTCTTTTTACTGCATCTCTAAAGGCATCATAAGCTGTCTTTTCTTTAACGAATGTCTTAGTCCATCTTAGCTTTACATTACCTTTGCTATCAGTAAGCGTTGATTCACCTTTGAGCAACTCTGTGCCACTCTTTGCAACTCTCTTAACTGTATTTTCTACCATTGTACTCCTTAGTTTTTGGTTTAGCACATTTTATGGTATAACTCTATGGTATAGACACTTTCATGTCTATACTCTACAATCATAACCTAGTTTTAAGGCTTTTGATTTCTGCTTCTGCTTCTTTGATTTTATCAACAATTGTTTTGTTTGCTTCAATCAAGTTGTTGCAGAAATGTTCAAACATAGAACGACCAGCTAGTCCTACTGCATAGTTCTCTCTACCATCTCTATTTGTGTTACCAATGTTTGCACATGCAGTATCACGATAGTGTTTCAGGAAGTGTTGGTTGAATACCAAATCAAAATTAGCATCGTCACTAAGTATAATCATAGCAGAAGTTAGAGCTAAAGCTTTGTTTGCTTCAACTAACTCAGCTTCAATAGCTTCAATTGATTCAGTGATTTCAACTACATCCATTTGTGGAATAGTATCATCCATGTTATAACTCATCCAATGCTTCATCAAGATCTGGATTTGAATCAACGGACATGTCTTTGTAAGAAGCAGATGGATTACCACCATTTGCAATAAATGTTTTGTACTCTTTTGTTTCTTTTGTTTTAGTAAGTTTAGCACCAAGTTTATCTGATGTTTCTGAACCTACTGCAAATGAATCATAAACTTCATTTGATTCTTTAACTTCACCATTGTATACATCGAGAACTTTTTGGATACCTAAATCAACTTTCTTTCCATGTAAATCTTTATAACATGTAAGAACAATTTGAGTTTGTGTACCTTTCTTAAAGATTGGCGTACCATCTTCTTTTACAAGTGCATCTTGGAAAGTCTGTGCAGATTTCATTCCACAAGCTTTAGCAAATCGTAACCATCTAGGATAACCAAACTCATTAGGTTTTCCATTTGCCCATTTCTGGTCAAGTTCAAATGCTTGATAAATTGTTGTTTCAGCACCAGTATCAGTTTTGATTGTTAAGTCAATAATGTTGTTACCAGCTTTAGTTTTGTTTGCAACAGCTCTTACAACTGTACAGTTTTTATACATACCAGTTTCAAGAACTCCGAAACTACTTACTTTTGCTTCTTGTGCGTTAGATACCTCTTCAAGGTTAAAAATCAAATCCATTATTCAAAATCTCCGTTTTCTGCTGAAATAATAGCTGGTTCTTCTTTCACTGGTGTTACACCATTTCTGATTTCATCAATCATCTTTTGAAGTTCTGCAACTTCTGTTTCTAATGCTAGATTTACAGCAGTGATTTCAGTTTCGATTGTAGCAAGTTTCTCATCATGTGATGCTCTTACCGCAAGGATAGATTCTTTTTGTTTTAACAATGATGCTTTTTTTGTTTGTAGTTGTTTAGTGTTTGCCATTTTATTTGCCTTTTAATTTAATTAGTGAATCTGCTAGTTTACCTAACAATCCTAAGTCCGAATAAGTAATCAGAAGTGAAAAATGTTCTGGATACTTTATAACCGCTTCTATGTTCTCTGATATTTTAAAGTCAATTGCATTACAACATCTAACTAATTCCTTCACCTTCTTAATATCACCTTGATAATATCTAAGTAGTTGTTCTTGAATTTGTTTTGGTGTAAGTGTTGCTCTATTCTCCATTGTAGTATTTAGCTATACAATTTGATATTACTAGCAAATCGTTAGGTACTTTACCAGTGAACATTCCTCTTGGAGCTTTAGCTGAGTTTCTTCTGTTTGGAGTGTAGTCCATATATACACCAATCATCTCACCACTATTATCATCATAGTCTGGTGAAGTGAATAGTACAATAGCTACCTCTTTCTCTAGGAATCCATATTTAAGTTCCTTACCTTTTATTCTAGCATATGATTTAGTTTCACCAAATTGTTCTGCTTTCTGTTCTGGTAAAGCTATCATAAACGATTGTTGTTCAAGTTTCTTCATTCTAATAAGAACCTCAACAATCATTGTGTTGTAGTTATCCCATACCTCAAATCCAGTAAAAACCTTTCTACAAAATCGTTGAACAATCTCAACAATAGAAGTGAACGAATCAACTACAACATAGTCGTACTTCTCTTTCATTTCATCTGTGTCAAGCTTATCAAGTATCTGTATAAGTTTTTTGTAATCAGTTACCATAATGTTTTTAAACTTACCAAAGTTTCTCATTGGCAACTCTTTGTTCTCTGTATTAATTAT